CAGCCAGTACAAAGCACTGGAGGCAAAGGTGCGCGAGCTGGGCGAGAAGCTCGGCATTCCGGCCGATGAGTTGCCGGGCAAGAACGCGCTGCACCGTTTCGGCTCGGACCTGGAGCGGCGCCTCGCCGCGGTCAAGGCGGCCACCGAGGGCGCGGTGGCGCTCGCGGCCGCGGCGCCCGACGATGACGCGCAGCTCTCCGGCGCCGTGTTGAGCATGATCCAGACGGACGTCTACAACATCATCCTCAAACTGCGGGAGGCCGATGATGCCGATCCGGTGAAACGCGCGAAGCTGCTCGCGTCCGTCGCGCGGGATATGGCCACGGCCGGCCGCGCCCAGATTGATCTCAAGAGATTCAAGAGCGAGGTTCATATAAAACTGAAGAGCGCGGCCGACGCCGTGGCGAGGATCGCCAGCAAGGGCGGTTTGACCAAAGACGCGGTGGCAGAAATCCGCAACAAGATACTGGGCGTCGCTCAGTAAAAACCGAGGAGCAACACATCATGAGCTGGAGCGTAAGCGCAATTGGCAAGGCATCGGCCGTCGCGGCAAAGTTGGCGACGCAGTTCGCGAATATCAAATGCACCGAACCCGAGGAAACCATCAAGAACACCGTGGCGAGCGCAGTGGCGGTCGCGCTCAAGGCGTTCCCGGCTTCCTACGTGGTCAGAGTGGATGCGTCAGGCAGTCAGTCGAAGAGTCACGCCGACCCGAATGCCGCGACGAATCAACTCAGCGTCAAGATCGACCCTATCTACGGGTTCGTAGAGTAGTCGTGGGCGAGTCAGTCGATCCGCTCGCCGAGCTCAACACCGACGCGGCCGACAAGTCGGCGCCGCCGCCGGTGCTGCTCGCCCCGCAGAAAGCGTGGGTCGAGGATCATTCTCCGTTCAAGCTCGGGGAAAAAAGCCGCCGCATCGGCCTCACCTGGGCGGAGGCCGCGGACAACGTGCTCGCCGCCGCGGCCGAGGATGGCTCGAATGTGTTCTATATCGGCCCGACGCAGGACATGGCTGAGGAATACATCGACGCCTGCGGCATGTGGGCGCGCGCCTTCAACTACGCCGCGAGCGAGATCGAGGAAGGCATCTTCGACGACACCGACGAGGGCGGCGACACCAAGCACATCAAGACCTACAAGATCAGCTTCCCCGGCTCCCGGAAGCGCATCGTCGCCCTTTCCTCGCGCCCGACCAACCTGCGCGGCAAGCAGGGTGTGATCGTCATCGACGAAGCGGCCTTTCACCCCGACTTAAAGGGGTTGTTAAAGGCCGCGATGGCGATGCTGCTCTGGGGCGACAAGGTGCACGTGCTCTCGACCCACAACGGCGTGGACAATTATTTCAACGAGCTGATCCAGGAAGCGCGCGCGGGCAAACGCAAGGGTTCGGTGCACCGCATCACCTTCCGCGAGGCGGTTGCGGCCGGTTTGTATCAGCGCGTGTGCCTGCGCCGCGGCATCGAGTGGACGGCCGAGGGCGAGGCGGTGTGGGTGAAAGATGCGTATGACTTCTACGCCGACGACGCGGACGAGGAGTTGGACGTCGTTCCGAGCCAATCGGGCGGCGCGTTCCTGACGATGGCGCTGATCGAGGCGCGCATGATGGGCGCCGGCCGGCCGAACACGCCGATCGTGCGCGGCAAATGGAAGGCCGAATTCGCGCTAACACCCGAGTGGGAGCGCCGCGTCGAGATCGAGCGCTGGTGCGAGGAGGAATTGCGGCCGCACCTGGACGCGCTCGAAACGGACCTGCGCCACTCGTTCGGCCAGGACTTCGGCCGCGTGTCCGACCTCACATCGGTCGACGTGCTTGCCGAGGGAGGCGACCTGGTGCGCCGGGTAAAGCTCCACGTGGAACTTTCCAACTGCCCGTTTCGCCAGCAGGAACAGATCCTCACCTATATTGTGTCCCGGCTGCCGCGCTTTACCAGCGGCGTGATGGACGCCGGCGGCAACGGCGCGGCGCTCGCCGAGTACATGGCCGACGAATTCGGCTCGACAAAGATCGAGCAACTGAAGCTCTCCGAGCAGTTCTACATCGAGCAGATGCCGCGTTTCAAGGCGGCGCTCCAGGATGCGACACTCGCAGATCTGCCGCGCGATCGCGAGATCCGCGACGATCTGCGGGCGCTGCGCGTGATCAACGGCGTGCCCAAACTGCCGAAAGAAAAAACGCAAAAGGGCGACGGGCCGAAAGCCGCGCGCCACGGCGACGCCGCAATCTCGCTCTTTCTCGCCGAGTACGCTTCGCGCCGCGAGGTGACCCCGATGGAATACGACTCGACGGGCGAGGTGCGCGCGAGCAGCCGGCTCGACGATTACATGATGGCCTAGACCATGACCCAAGCCAAGAAACCCGCCAAGCCCGAGATGAACCAGATCGCGACCATCGATCGCGACCCGACCAAGTTCACCTTCGGCAATGTCCTCACCAACGAGGACGCGACGCTGATTTCCCGCGGCCAGGGCAAGGGCCTCAAGATCTACGACGAGATCGAGCGCGACACCCACGCCTACGCGGATCTGCAAAAGCGCAAGCTCAAAGTCGTCAGCCGCGCCTGGACCGTCACACCCGCCTCCGACTCGGCCCTGGACCAGCGCGCCGGCGAAATAGTCGAAGCGCAACTGAAGGGCGTGAACTTCGATCAGCTCACGCTCGATCTGCTCGACGCGACGCTGAAGGGCTTCGCCGTGGGCGAGCTGATGTGGGAGATCCGCGGCGCGGAACTGGTCGCCGCGCGCGTGATCGCACGCGATCAGCGCCGCTTCGTCTTCGACAAAGATCACAAGCCGCGCCTCCTGACCCGCGCGAACCTGATGAACGGCGAGGAGCTGCCCGAGCGCAAGTTCATCGTCCACAGCTTCGGCGCGAAGGATGACTCGCCCTACGGCCTCGGCCTCGGATACCGGATCTTCTGGCCGGTATTTTTCAAAGGCCGGGGGATTACCTTCTGGCTTACCGCCATCGACAAGTTCGGCAGCCCCACCGCCCTGGGCAAGTATCCATCCGGCGCGAAGAAGAGCGAACAGGACACGCTCCTCGCAGCGCTGCAGGCGATCGCGCGCGAGGTCGGCGTCATCGTGCCCGAGGGCATGGAGATCGAACTCATCGAGGCCAAGCGTGCGGGCACGTTCGACACCTACGAGAAGCTGTGCCGTTACATGGACGAACAGATCTCCGAATGCGTGCTGGGCGGCTCGATCACCACGACGCCCAAGGCCACAGGCATGGGCTCTGGCGTCGCCGAAACGCAGAATGAATGCCGCAAGGAAATCGCGCGCGCTGACGCGGATCTGCTCTCCGGCACGCTCGCCGAGACCCTGGTGCGCTGGATCGTCGAGTACAACACGCCCGGCGCCGCGCTGCCGAAAGTGTGGCGCGATTTCGAAGATCCCAAGGACTTGGTGCAGCGCTCCGAGGTGGACAAGACGCTGTACGAGATGGGTTACGAGCCGGAGTCGATCGACTACATCAACGAGACCTATGGTGGCAAGTGGGTGAAGAAAACGCCGCCCTCCGGTACGCCCGGCGCACAGTCTGGTGTCGTACCCGCACCGAACGGTGCGGCGGCCACACAGTTTGCCGAGGCCTCCGCGCCGCTTCCGGATCCCGTCGCCGGCGAGACCGACCAGCTCGCCGCCGCGGGCGCGCCGACCTTCGACGCGATCCTCGCCGCGATCGGCCGCGAGGTGGATTCGGCCCCGGATCTCGTCACGCTCCAGCGCCGGCTCACGGCAATGTACGGCGCCCTGGACACCAAGGCGCTCGCGAACCTCATGGCCGCGGCGTTCGCACTCGCCGAGTTGAAGGGCATGGCCGACGCCTAGTAGAATCGCCTGATGGCTACCGTCGGCTTCAATACCCCGTTCGTCGAGCAGCTCGATTATTTTCGGGCGAAGCTCAATTTGCCCACCCAGCGCTGGGACGATATCCAGCGAGCGGCCCATGATCGCGCCTTCATCATCGCCGGCGTCGAAAAGGCCGATCTGCTCGCCGATCTGCGCGAGGCGGTGGACAAGGCCATCAATGAAGGCCGCGGGCTGGAAGCCTTCCGCAAGGATTTCCGCGCCATCGTGCGAAAGCACGGCTGGACCGGCTGGACCGGCGAGGGCACGAAGGCGGGCGAAGCATGGCGCACCAAGATCATCTACGAGACGAACATGTCGACGAGTTACGCCGCCGGGCGCTACCGCCAGATGAGCAGCCCGGCGTATCTCAAGGGTATGCCCGACTGGCGCTACGTGCACTCGGACAGCGTGATGCATCCGCGCCCGCTGCACCTCGCCTGGAATGGCCTGGTGCTCCCGCACGATCACCCGTTCTGGGAGACGCACTTCCCTCCCAACGGCTGGGGCTGCCAATGCCGCGCGGTCCCGGTCATAGGCCCCTTCGCGGGCGATCATACCGATCCACCCTCCTGGTGGGACCAGATCGACCCGAACACCGGCGCGCAGATCGGGATCGACCGCGGCTTCGACTATGCGCCGGGGGCCAACGTGGACACGCCGCTCGCGCAGATGGTCGAGGCGAAGCTCATCAACTACCCGGCCGCGATCGCGGCGGCGCTCGCGGCGGCGCTCGCGGCCGAGGTGAACGGCATTCTCGGCGCAGGGGCCGTGAAGCTCGCGCAGAAAGTCCTGGCGCCGGCGCCGGCCGTCGCGGCCTCCACGGACACTTCCGCTGCCGATGGTTTGCCCGCCGTATTCAAGTCGAACCGGCCCCCGGGCAGCTCCTGATCTGGAAAAGAATATGACCTCCTCCTTCATCGAGATCGACGACGTCGACGTCAAAGCCACCCTCGCCCGCCTGGAGGCGGCCGGGCGCGACCTCTCGCGGATCCTGCTCAAGGTCGGCGAGGGCATCATGGAGCGCACGAAGCGGCGCTTCGACACCGCCACCGCGCCCGACGGCACGCCCTGGGCCGCCAACGCGCGCTCGACGATCGAGGCGTTCATCGCCGCGAAGGGCGGCTACGGCAAGCGCGGCATCAACCTGAAGGGCCGGGGCCTGGCGATGGAGAAAAAGCCGCTGCACGGCCACACCGGCAAGCTGGCGCAGCAGTTCCACGTGCTCGTCGCCGGCGGCAACTCGGTCATCGTGAGCAACTCGATGATCTACGCCGCCATGCAGCAGTTCGGCGGCAAGAAGAGCGAGTTCCCCCAGCTCTGGGGCGACATCCCGGCGCGGCCGTTCTTCCCGATCACGGAGGAGGAGGAGCTTTACCCGCAGGAGCAGGAGACGATCCTGGAGCAGTTGAACGCGTACCTGGCGGGAGCCATCGAGGGGTAGGCTCCCGATCCGGCGCCCGCCCCGTTCGGGCCGCCAGGTTGGAGCCACCAAATCGGCCCACAAGCCCCGATCGCCCGCCGGATGGCTACAGGGGTAGCCAAAATCGACGATCGCGGTTTTTAATAGGGTCTTAAATGGTTTCTGGGGGCCTTGTCGGGGCCTTTTCTGCCGCCTCTTTGGCCAACGAAACCGCTTTTTCCGCCAAAACCTCGATTTCGGCGGCCGACGCAGCCTCCCAGACCTTCCTTAGAAACCAGTAATTGATGCCGGAGGCGGCCGTCCCGAAGCTCCCAATACCCGCGACCTGCTCAGGGATCGGCGCATCGCGCAGGCCAGCGAGCAATTCATTGATGCGGCCCTTGGTTGATTCGAGTTGCCGGCCGATGGCGCGGTTTCCGCCTTCTACGGTGCTACGAGCACCTCCGCAAAGTCTGCGCCTGACGACCGCCCGCGTCAAGCCCCACGAACCGCCCGAATTTGACGGCGCTCTCCATTTCTGACAAGCTAAAAAAGCTCTCCTACCGGGCTACGGATGAACTGTTGCAGCCTTATAGTTCTTCCATCCCTCGCCCAAAATCCGCCTCGCACGCTGTACCCACAGCAACGAGGCGCGATTGAAACGACTTCATCTATTCAAGCCGGGCAGGCACACCGCAGCAAGCGGCGTGTCGATCGACTTTTCCGAAGCGCAGCTCCAGGCGACAGCCACCGCCTACGATCCGGCGAAGCATGAAGCGCCGATCGTTGTCGGCCACCCGAAGCACGATCTGCCCGCCTACGGCTGGGTGAAGTCGCTCGGGTTCGCCGAGGGCGAGCTCGACGCCGAGCCGCACCAGGTGGACGCCGCGTTCGCCGAGCTGGTCGCCGCCGGCCGCTACAAGAAAATCTCCGCCTCGTTCTACAGGCCAGACGCGCCGATGAACCCGGTGCCCGGCGTCTATTACCTGCGCCACGTCGGCTTTCTCGGCGCGCAGCCGCCGGCCGTGAAGGGTCTGAAAGCCGTCGAGTTCGCCGACGCCGAGGAAGGCGTGATCGAGTTCTCCGACTGGAACGATATGACCAATGCCGGGCTGTGGCGCAATCTGCGCGATTGGTTCATTGAACAGTTCGGCAAGGACAAAGCCGACAACGTGCTGCCCGATTATTCGATCTCGCAGCTCGCCACCGCCGCGGCGCAAGAGCCTGCCGCAACCGCCGGCATGCCGGCCTACTCCGAAAACCCCACCACGAGGACGACCATGACCCCCGCAGAAATCGCCGCGCGCGAAGCCGCGCTGAAAACGCAAGCTGACGCGCAGACCAAGAAGGATGAGGAGCAACGCGCGAAGGATGCCACGTTCGCCGAGCGCGAGACGCGCCTTGCCGCCGAGGAAACGAAGCGCGCGCGCGCCGAGATCCTCACCTTCGTCGATGGCCTGGTGAAAGAGGGCAAAGTGCTGCCCGCCCACCAGGAGGGCCTGGTCTCGTTCATGGTGGGCATCGCTCCTGCCCAGGTGATCGAATTCAGCGAAGGCGACAAGAAAGTATCCAAGCCCGGCACCACCTGGCTGCGCGACTACCTCACTGCGCAGCCCAAGCTGGTCGAGTTCAAGGAGGTCGGCAAGGGCGACGGCAGCGAGAACGCCGCCGACGATCCGCAGGCGATCGCCAACCTGGCGCTGGAATTCCAGGAGTCCGAGAAAAAAGCCGGCCGCGAGATTTCGGTCACCGCGGCCGTGCAACACGTCACCAAAACGGCGGCGAAGTAAGCGCACCGCCCCCGTCCACACGCCAACACCACGCCCCATCCACACACCAGGAGCTAATCCGTGAACCCTCTGCTCACCAAAACCTACACCGCCGGCGCCGGCATCGCGGCCAGCCGTTTCGTCAAACACGGCGCCGCCGACTATGCGGCGATCCAGGCGACCGACGCATCGGTCGCGATCCTGGGCATCTCCGCCGAAAACGTCGCCGTAACCTCCGGCCTCCCGGTCGATGTGATCAAGGCCGGCCTCGCCTACCTCGAGCTGGGCGGCTCTGTCACCCGCGGGAATGTCCTGATCCCGGATGCGAACGGCAAGGGGGTGGCGGCCACCGTCGTCGCCGGGACCGAGCAGCACGCCGGCGCCATCGCCGAGATCTCCGGTTCCGCCGGCGACATCATCCCGGTTCAGCTCATTGCCGGAACGGTGATCGCGACCGATACCTCCATCACCTCGGTGGACGTGGTCGTCGCCACCGGCGAGGTGCTGGCGTTGAACGCGACGCCGAAACAGCTCGTCGCGGCGCCCGGCTCGGGCAAGGCGATCATCGTCGAAGACATCCAGCTCATGCTCGACTACAACTCGATCGCCTATAACGGCGTCGCCGGCGGCGAGGACCTCGAAGTCCGCTACACCGACGGCTCCGGCGCGCTCGTTGCCACCATCGAGACCACGGGTTTTATCGACCAGGCGGCGGACGAGTATCGCCAGGTGTTCCCGGTGACCACCGCGGCCACCGAGTCGGTCGCCAACGCGGCCCTGGTGCTGCGCCTCGCGACCGGCGAAATCGCCACCGGCAACAGCCCGCTCAAAGTGCGTGTGCGTTATCGCACGGTAGATACGGCCTGGTAAGCGCCGATCGACTGACGCACCAAGCTGCACACATCGACCTCGAACAACCTGACCCTGAACGGAGACCACCGCACCATGAACGCATACTGCAGGCAAAACGCTGTACATCTGATTGTCGCCCTCGCTCTCGTGATCGGCGCGGCTTTTGGCTTGATCCATCCGGATCCGGTGACGGGGCTCGCGCCGCTGGCGCTGCTGATCGCCTATGCACCGTTTCCGGTGACGCCGGCGCTGACCGCGGTCTCGCTCGCCTACCGCAACGCGAGGCTCATCGCCGACGACGTGCTGCCGCGCGTTCCGGTTGGTCTGCAGGCGTTCAAGTACATGAGCTACCCGAAGGGGACGTTCTTCACCGTTCCAGATACGCTGGTCGGCCGTAAAGGGCAGCCGAACACGGTCGAGTTCACCGGCGATGAAGTCGATAGCTCGACGCAGGACCATGCGCTCGATGACGAGGTACCCAACGCCGATATCGAGAACGCCCGCAACCAGCCGGGCATGCTCGATCCGCTGATGCGCGCGGCCGAGGGGACCACGGAGCTGATCGCGCTGGCACGCGAAAAGCGTGTCGCCGACCTGGTGTTCGCCGCCGGCAGCTATGCGGTGACCACCAACAGGATCGCACTCACCAGCAACGATCGGTGGGATGTCGTTCACGCCGACAGCGAACCGATCAAAGATATCACCACCGGCCTCGACGCCTGCATCATGCGGCCGAACGTGATGGTGATCGGCCGCGCGG